ACTTGTCTCCAAATATTTATAGCATCAGCTATCTTAATAACTACAGGGTATATTTCATTCAAACTCTTAGTTTCTCTAGTTTGCAAGTACCTAGAAAGCATAACATTCTTTATTCCAATATTTAATAATTTTGAAGACATCCACTGTGACAAGCCTCGTTTTATTATTGCTATTATATTTGGATAATATTCACTTATGAAAGCCATTAAATTAGTACTCCCATCATCTTCCCAGTTACCACAAACTAAATTTGATAATGATCTGTTCACACAACCCGATACCATATTATTTGAAAAATATTGTAATCTTAAAAATTCGAATGAATTAGGTGAGGTTTTTTGCTTTGACAATTGTAATGAATGACCTGACATTATCATTTCTTCATTAAAAATATCGGACATCTCTTTCGAATCAAAAGCATGCCAAGAATCATCACCACAAACCTCAAAGTTCTCCAATTTATACTTGAATTCCACTTGCTTGGTATTCAATGAATTGTATGTTACAACTGTGTAAGCATAATTTAAAACATTGTTCATTAAAGATGTGTACCTAACTCCACTTGGTAAACCTGCTCTCCATTTATACTCTTTTCCTTTGTAAACAGTGTAAGTGTTGAGTATTGAATTTTCAACCCATTTCGATATCTTAATATAATTATCCCTAGTTTCATCATCTCCTATTTCCATAGAAATTCTGTCACATATTATTCGAACAACTAATCTCATATCGTCAAAGGTATGTTGTGCATTGAAATCTTCAAAATCAAACGAATTTAACTGGTACCCTTTTAAATACGATAATCTTTTTGATGTTCGCCTTAAATTATCATAACTGTCTGTATTCATAAATATATTTTCATTGCTCAAATTCTTCTCGATTGGAAGAAATATGTATGCACAAGCCAGATAATGCAACATAGTCGTCTGGTAAATTGATCTTTCTTTAACCTGCTCTTGTACTTTTTGATGCCCCTTTGTCTTCAACCTGCATTTTTGATCATTTATATTTAACAATTTCTTCTTGTAATCCATATATGCACTTGTTAACCCAACAGTTCTCTTATTCAACTTTATTCCAGAGTCTATTTTTCCAAGCTGATCCTTATATTTATCAGTTTTTCTTTTTCCAACTTCATCATAAAATGATCCACCCACAACAAGTAAATAATAATTGTTCATAAATTCTTCAATTGTCATAACATTATCTATTTTTGTTTTTGATATCAATGTAGTCACTGCAAGCGTAAACCTCATTTGGTACGCTTTTTCACTTCTGTCTTCACCAAAGTTCCCATAACATGTTTTCTTATATGATAATTCACCTTCTGTCCTTTTCTTAAGCTCAACTTTCCAATTCAA